TTGATGATAATACCGATTTGGATTTCGGCAAATTTGAAAATTACAAAGCAATTACGGTAAGAGTACATGAAAAAAGAACAAGAGAATACGGAGTCTTAATAATTTTTAAACCGAAATATCTCGATTGTAATACAATAGCACATGAATCATCACACGCAGCCGGTTATATGTTTCATCATATAGGTGCGGACATGGATTGCGGAGAACCAACCGCATATTTAATCGGCTGGATTGCTGATTGTTGTCGGCATTGCAAAAATAACAAAATGAATGGCTCTGAATAAATGGGACAAACAGCATCTCCTCAATCTCGGATTAACGCAAAAACAGATTGATAAGATATTCGACACGGCAGTAAAGGAAGCTGCCGCTATCGGCGTGTCTTTACATGATTTCAATATTGACAAGCCGTTTTCCTTTTCCGACTATCCGCAAACAAAGGCACGGATTGACAAACTGTTAAAATCGCTTCAAAACAACATTGAAAAAATTATCGTAAACGGAGTTCGATCCGAATGGACGCTTGCGAACAACAAAAACAACGTTCTTTGCGACTTCGTTTTCGGTGATAATAAATATAAATTGACAAAGGAACAGGAACGGAAATATTACTCAAACAACGACAAAGCATTAGAAGCGTTTACACAGAGAAAAACTAACGGGCTTAAACTTTCAAGCCGTGTTTGGAATTATACCGAACAATTCAAGGATGAAATTGAAACGGGTTTGGATTTGGGAATCCGAAACGGACTGCCTGCCGCGGAAATGGCACGGGAACTTAAACAATATCTGCGTGAACCTTACCGACTTTTCCGCCGTGTAATGGATGAACACGGGCAACTGCATTTATCACGGGCGGCAAAAAAATATCATCCCGGCACGGGCGTTTACCGCTCTTCTTACAAAAATGCCATGCGTTTGGCACGTACCGAGAACAATATGGCGTATCGCACGTCAGACCACGAGCGTTGGCAGCAGCTTGATTTCGTTGTGGGTATCGAAATACGGCTTTCAAATAACCACACGCTGAACGGCAAGCCCTTTACGGATATTTGCGACGAACTGCAGGGAAAATACCCGAAGGATTTCAAATTTACCGGCTGGCATCCGCAGTGCCGCTGTCATGCGATTTCCATACTTAAGACACCGGAAGAGTTGGCGAAAGACAACGAACGGATATTGAACGGGGAAGAACCGGGTAATGAAAGCGTAAACTCGGTAAAGGATATTCCGGATAACTTTAAGAAATGGGTAGCGGAAAATGCAGACAGGATAGAAAAGGCGAACAGTAACGGAACATTGCCGTATTTTTTGACGGATAATCAAAAAATGATTTTTGAAACTCCGCAAAAACGTATAAAAACGGAAGAACAAAAAGCGGATATTCAAAAACGGTGGGATGAACGCAAAAAGTTAAATGCCGAATATGAAATGCTCGGAGAACTTATCCCCGATGTCAGAACTTGGGCAAAAGATTTTTCTTTGGAAGAATTGCGGGGCGTTTTTGCGGCGACAAAGAAAACAATGAGCAAATTTGACGGATTCTCGCTTGAAGATAAGATTGAAAAATTAAAATTCGAGTTAAAATATTCAATCGAACACGCAAAATACAAGACAACGCCGATTGCCAACGAGATATACAAAAAGCAAATCACAAAAGCGGAATACCTTCTTGCCAAACAAAATGTTGAAACAAGCATATCCGGAGCACTGGAATTTGCGAAAACGACAAGAAGCGTCAAGGTTAAGCAAATGGCGGCCGAATTAACCGAATTGCTGAACGGGGAAACGCCGATTGCAACGCTGCAAGCCAAAGCCCGAGCGCTGAATGCGGAAGCAGCCGGATTGGAAGCCGAAAGATTGAAAAGAAAGTTCAAAAAGATCGGCGTTGATATTTCCTCGACACTCGAAGACTACGAAAAACAAAACATCCCGACGCTTAAAAACGCCCGAAAACTGATTGAGGATTATATAAAAAGGAAAGAGGGTTCTCCGGAATTATACGAGCCGGAAAATGCGGAAAAAATGAAGAAAATAATGTCCGAATTGTTCGATAACTCCGATTTCGGAATGTACATCGGCGGTTATCAAAACAATGTCGAAGTATTGAACAAAATACTCGATTCTTATTTCAAATCGCAAATGGAAACCGGAACGGGCGGCGGACTCGTCAATAAGGCTTACAGACAAAAAGCATCAAAAAATTTATTCGGTACCGACATTAAAAAAACACAAGACAAAGACTATGAAAAATACGGCTTTTTGATGGACAGAGATATAATAAAACAGTCGAAAAGCGGCACGGCAAAACAATACGGCAAAATTGCAGTAAGATTCAAGAAAGACAAGGTTATCGCCACCTTTACAATGGGAGATTCATTGGGCAGCGGTTTGAACCCGTCTTTGACAACCGACCCGAAAGTATCGAGTTTCGGAGAGAGGGTTGCGCTGTTCAATGATTTAAGCGGCGCGTTGAAAAGAACAAAATCGGCCGTTGATTTCACCGATAAGTATGCGGGTTACCGCTCTTACGTTGAACTGCAATATCACGGACATTTGGGAACCGATGCAATAGAGAGTATTTTTATACCGAAACAATTTGTATCGCAATTGGATATGAAGATACTGAATAAATACAGGGGCAAAATCAAATTCTACACCGAAGAAAACGGAAAATTAAAAACCCTGCTTTAATAATACTTAACCGCCTCTTTTTCATCGTCCGTTACCGGATTTAGAGGGTCTGAAAGATTCACAATACAGGTATCCTTTTTATATTTATTCCTGATAATGCCCATATATTCACCCGTATAATTCATACGTCTGTCGTCTTGAATGATATGGTATATTTCTTTGTACAATTCATCGACATTTTCGTTTCCTTTGGGCGGAAATGCGACCTTGCACCAGCGTAAAGCGGCGACGTCCATTGTCGAAATTTTCAATAAGAGCGGGTATCCTTCGCATATTTTATCATCCACTCCTCTCGCGTAACCGATAAAACAGGTTTCATCCTCTATCAGATAAATCCTGCGTGGCGGAAAATCGTCGAACGGCAGCATTATTCCGATTGCCAATAATTTGGGGTAACCTTCCATTTTATTTGTTTATTAAAGTTTGACAATACGTTTTTTATATCTCCCGGCAAATAGTTGCCTCAAGCATTTTTATTTTTCCTCGTTAAACTTTCTTTTGTAATTGTACATTTCTTCCCGATATACGGCTTATCTTCCGTTATCTTTACATTCCACAGCCGAGTGACTTTACATCCCACCTGCTCGGGTGCAAAGGTAGTGAAAATTGCCGACAATCCGCCGAAGAAATAGTCGGTTTTTCCGTCTATCGGTTCCTTGAACGATACACGGTAAATGTGTTTTTGCGCTGTCATATTACTTCTATTTAGGATACATCGTTATTGTATAAGAGGTTATTGTTTTTTAAAAAATATTCGGCTGCATAAGCGGCATTCACGGTCATTTGTCTTTGCCAAGCGCCGAAACGCGGAGACCATTTGAACGCGGATTTTTTCAATCGGGAAATAATGTCGGCAGAAGGTTTTTCATCGAAAATAATTTGTATTCTGTCCTCTTTATAGTTGTTTATAACCTTACCGCCCTTGAACAAAACCCCTGTACCTTCCTTTTCGAATTTGTCGGTGATTTTTTCTCTGTTGGCTTCGGCGACTTCCGGCAACTTGAAAAACCGGTGCCGTTCGGTTATTACCGGAGACACTTTATTTAATTCCCTCAAAAGTTCAACGGCTTTTCCGACGGTTTCAATATCACCGTTTCTTGCATACGTTTCAACTTTGTTATAAATGGAAGAAACAAATAAAGATTTGTTACTGTATCTGTTTATGCCGTCGTTTATTTCCCTGATAGTTGAAGCGCTTGAAAGAATGCTGTTTTTCAACCTGTTCCAATCCTGTTTTTTCTTTTCATACTCCGGAAGTTCGATTTTTTGCTTTTTCTCGATAGCTTTCAAAGCTCTTTCGCGCCATTGAATAAAATTACCGAATGCGGCGTGTTCCCTACGGTTCGCCTTTTCCGCCCTTCCGACATTGAAACCGGATCCGCCCGTTATTGCCGAGCTTGCACAATTCGAATGAGCGGACAGCCAAGCGGAAAAATATCTTTTGTAATCGGTAATATACCGTTCTTTTTCCTCTTCCGGCATTTCTGCAAGGTCTGCGTTTAACTCGTTTTCATGCCCGTTTATCACCGCCTCCCCCCGTTTGTCGGGAGTGAATGACGTCCAATAAAATGCCCTGTAAGCAAGTTCATTAAATTCTTGTAATGTTACTTTTTCCATATTATTATTTTTGAAATTCTATAAATTCTTTAATCATACAGCTTGGATGATTAATACCACAGTACCATGTTCTTGTGATTATTTTTTCATGGATATTCATATTTGAGTAGAGCTTTTCCATTATTGAGCAAGCGCCACTAAAATATTCTAAACGTTCAACTGTGTTTCTGCCTTTTGCGTCTTTTCTTGTTATCATTAATATATACACTTATGTGGTGTTCAACTTTTTATGCGTTATTAAAATGCTCTGAAATATATTGTGCTGCAAGCTCTGGCATCTTGTCTTTCAAGTATAAACCCGGCTCTTTTGACGGCAACTCTTGTCCCGAACTTTTCGCTTACGATACAAAAATGTCTTCCGTCTCCCGTGTTTTCCGCTTTTTCGGTAACCCCGTGAGTTCTTAATATTGCGGTAACTTGAGAAGCTGTCCTTTTTGCAAAATTGTTTGTGTCGTTTGTTTTCATTTTATATTTATTTATTGTTGTTAATATACTTACAATATAAGTATCACGATGCAAAGATAAATGAATTATTTTAATTATAACAAACTTTTTATGTTAAAACTCACCGATTGGTTTGTTAAAAATATTTTTACTTTTATATATTGTTGATACCCATAGATAAATATTTAACTTATATTTTAATCTTATATTATAAGTGTTATTGAAAAATGATTATCTTTGCATAAAAATATTCTATTCGGTTAACAAGTATTGGAGTATGAAACAGCTTATTTTGAATGCGCTCAAAGCCAAGTTTGAGGGGGTGAGCGAAAACATTTTGAACAGGATAGCCGAAAAATTGGCGAAAACCGTTACCAAAGAAGATGACGTACAAGCGGCAACGGATGCCGTTACGTTTCAGCAGATTATTGACAGCGAGGCTGACCGTCGGGCAACCGAAGCCACGCAAACGGCTGTCAATAATTACGAAAAAAAGTACTCTATCAAAGAGGGCAAACCTGTAACAACGGGGGGCGGACAGGGAACACAAACCGAACCCGACAATGACAACAAAGGAAACGGAAACACCGACGATATACCGGAATGGGCAAAAGCTTTGATTGATTCCAACAAGGCTTTGGGAGAAAAAATATCCGGGATTGAAAAGGATAAAGTATCCGTTTCGCGTAAACAGAAACTTGAAGCCGTAATCGAAAAACTGCCCGAAACTCTACGAAAGCCGTACAGCCGCATAGCTTTGACAGATATGTCGGATGAAGATTTCGAAACATTTATCAACGAAACAGGGGCAGACGTAGATGGATTGGTTACCGATTTAGCTGCAAAAGGGTCTGTATTGCAACCGCCCAAATCCGGCGGGGGCGCGACAAAAGTAAAAGAGCCGACGAAGGAAGAGACCGACGCGGTAATCAACGGAATGTTATAATCATTTAATTTTAAAGCAAATGAAAGAAACTAATTTAAACAATAACGCTAATATAACCGGCTTTGACGCCGGTCTTGACAGCGTTACGATAATCAACTACATAGAAGGTATTCCCGGAGGACGTTCGCTTGATGTAACCGACTTCAAGCCGACGGTTATCAAAGCGGGCCATGTAGTTATTAAGGAAACGGCAACGGGGAATTACAAACCCATGCCGGTAAATTCCGACGGAGATGCGTATGACGCTCTTCCCGGCGGACACACAATTGAAGGGGTGGTTGTATCCTCTGTTACAACAGACTTAGCTATGGCCGGTATTATGGTTCGCGGAAGCGTTAATCAAGCGGCATCTCCGTACCCGGTTACGGAAGCTGTCAAAACGGCGTTACCGCTCATTCGTTTCACGCAAGATTAAAGAAGGGAGGACGTAAGTTATGAATCCGACATTATTTGTAGAATTTGTCGCAAAGTGGTTTAAAACTTTAGCGAGCCGTATCGTTGAAAAAATCAATGACAGCAAAAGTCCCGTGACGTATCTGTTTAAAACAATGCTTCGAATCGAATTGTCTCCGGATTTGAAATGGGAATCCTTGAATGTAAACAAATCCATTGTCGCCGCCGATGTGGTTGCAATGGATTCTCCTTTACCGCTCAAAAAGCGGGATTCAATCGCTATGGCGAGCGGAGTCATCCCGAAATTGGGAATGAAGATGCAAAAAAGCGAAAAACTTTTGACGGATATTCAGGTTATGAAGGCGCGGGGAGCTACGGAAGCGCAGATTGTTCAAAAGATTTTTGAAGACGTACCGCGCGTTATCACCGGCATTTACGAACGCATTGAATACATGTTCCTCAAAGCATTATCTACAGGCACAATGCTCGTTCCGAACGAGGAAAACGTAGGGGCGGGTATTCGTGTACAATTCGGTTATAAACCGTCAAATCGTTTCGGAGTAAAAATAAAATGGGGTAACAAAGGATATGAACCCGTTTCCGATATAAGCCGGGTGATTACTCGGGCAGACGGAAATTTCGATGTAATTACCACTATTGCACTCGACAGAGAGCAATATAATCTTATTCGTAAATCGGACGAAGCAAAAGCGCTGTATGCGGCTTCGATAGGAAATTTCACCGGAAACAACCAGATTATTCCCATACCGTCCCAATTTAACGCTATCATGGAAGACGAATATAAGATTAAATTCCTTATCGTTGATCGTTCCGTGCGTTATGAAAAGGACGGCAAGCAAACCCCCGTAAAGCCGTTCGCATCGGATACGCTTGTTTTCCTTACGACGGAACAGGTAGGAACGCTCGTTTACGGGATATTGGCGGAAGAAACAACCCCGGTAGCCAATGTCGAATATCAGAAAGTGGACAGCTACATCCTTGTTTCCAAATACTCGAAAAATGACCCGTTGCGGGAATTTACAACCTCGCAGGCGCTTGTTCTTCCCGTTATCGAAAACGTAGATTCAATCTATATTCTGAACACCGACAAAGCGCAGGAGATTGTCGAAAATGAAATCGAGGGAGACGAAAGGATAACCGTTTGGGAAACGGAACTCGTGAAAGCTGATGTTATCGAAGCATTGAAAACTATCGGAGTGAAAACGGCATCCAATATATCGGACAAAGCGTTGATTGAAAAAATCAATAAATTGAGCGCCGAACAGAAAGCCGCATTAAAAGAAGCTCTGGGACTGTAGAAGAAGGCGGATAATGGCAACAATCCTCGAATCATTGAAAAGCGTAAGCGGTTACCCAGTTCCGGAATCAACTTTCATAACGATTGCGGCGAACAGGAATATTATACTTGAAGGCGAAGCCACGCAAACGGGGTTAAAAACAAATTCATACCGCCTTGCAAAAGCGGATGTGATGATGTGGGTTTCATTTGCTCCAAATGTTCGGCAAGCCGATGTTCAGTTTGATTTACTGTATTCGGACAGGGAAAAATTACGGAAAGCCGCCAATGCCGTTTACGAAGAACTTGGGGATGATGCTTTTATTCCGGAAACAAAAACAAAATTCGGTTATAAAGGAGACAGGTTGTAAGTATGGTAATCATTAACGGGACAATACAGGCAAAGGTAAAGACCGGCGGCGGGCTTGACGAAAACGGTAATCCGGCACGCCCGTCCGAAACATTCGGCGAACCGATACCCGCCCGTGTTATAACCAACAATAAAAACAATCTCGGAAAACAGGACGGGAATACGTTCATCGCAGCCTCTTACGAGATTTTAATCGAACCGCAGACGTTTGAAGCGGAGCGGGTACGATTGACGCGATTCGGTCGTGACATGGGCGAGTTTTCCGTGATGTCGGCGGAATACCTTGAAACGGTCGGATCCGTTAAAATCATTGTTAAGCATGCCGATAAGACAAACAACTCCGATGCGGGAAATTGAGGATTATTTGAAAGAACAACTCGAACGCCGCGAGAAAGCCTTAATAAACACGCTTTCTTACGTCGGCGAAGCCTGCGTGAACGAAGCGCGTATCGGCGGAAGGTATAAAGACAGGACAGGCAATCTGCGGAGTTCAATCGGATACGTTCTCGTAAAAGAGGGCAGGGTTATTCTACAAAGCAGCTTCGAACAGGTTAAAAAAGGGGCAAAAGGGACAAGAGGAGGCGAGGCATTCGCAAAGCGGCTTGTAAGCAAATTTCCGACCGGGATATGTCTTATCGTTGTCGCGGGAATGAATTACGCTTCTTATGTTTCGGCCGTCGGATTAAACGTGCTGGACAGTTCCGAAGACTTGGCGGAAAGGCTCGTACCTCAAATGTTAAAACAACTCGTATTCGATTAAAATGGCAAAAACGGGACAACAGATAGAAGACGATGTTTACGAAACGGTTAAAACCGGGCCGTTGGCTTCGGTTATATCCGGAGGCGTATATAAATACGGTACACGTCCGCGCGATTCGAAGAAGGAAGACATAATCGTTAAGTTCGTCTCCGGGTCGGGCGGCGAAGACCCGATACAAAGCGGAACCGTTGTCGTAAATATCTATGTTCCGGATTTAGACCCTTACGAAAACGGCGTTTCGGTACGGGATATATCCCGCTGCACGGAAATCGAAAATGCCGCAAACGATTGGGTAAAATCACTCACGGCAAACAAGTCGAATTATCTGTTCAGAACGGTTCAAACCATTTATACGGAAGAAGCGGCGGAGATAAATCAACATTTTGTATCAGTAAAATTAAGATTCAGATTAACAACATTTTAAAAATCAAAAATTATGGCGGTATTAAGTTGGGGGAAACCCAAAGTTGAAACGGGAAAGCTTACGGCCAACGACGGTGCGCCGTCGGTATGGACGCAATTGCCGGAAATAGTCAACGGAACGGCTACGTTGACCACGGAAAAGGGAAATAAAACAGAAGCCGTCGAAGAAGGCGGAGGTATCGTTGACGTTCGATACGAAAAAAGCAAATACTCTTTCGAATGCGAATTATTCGTTAAAAAGGGTGACGAAAAACCGATCGTGGATGAAGACGGAATCGTAATAGATAATTATGCAATCCGTTTAACTCCGGAAGATCCGGAAACGGAGGGTTTCATCATGGATAAAACGAGCGTATCCTGCGTTGAAACATGGACGAGCGCCGACGGAAAACGTTGGAAATACACTTTCGACGGTTTGATTCCGAAAACAGGCAAAATCTTAAAACCGTACACGGGAACGTAACAGCGGTCGGCAGGTTTTTTATCCTTTGCGGTCGGAGGGTTAAACCGCAAACAGCGGGTAGGAGCAGTCGGGAAGCTCGTCGGAATCATGATCCGAAGGTCGTGTGTTCGAATCACACACCCGCAACAGGTTAAAAATTACACGGAATATGGAAACGGCGGAACAATTGATTTGCGATACGATATTGCAGAATCCTCAAAAAGTAACGGTGAACGGGCACGAATACAACGCGGCTCCTCCCACCGTCGCAACGCTCATCGAAGTATCGAAATACATTTCTAAAATCCCCGACATTAACGTAAACGAGGACGGAAACGTATTAACGGAGGTTCTCTCGACTGCGGACAAATGCGAATGTTTCGGTGATATAGCGGCGATACTGATGCTCGGAAAGAAAAATCTGATAACGGAAAAAAAGTATTTATTCGGATTGATTAAGCATAAACAAAACAATCAAAAAAAGCTCGCTTCCGAATTAACGGATAATCTGTCTGCGGAGGAATTGAGAGGATTGATTCTCGAAATATTAAAAACCCTGCGCGTGGATTTTTTTTTCGGTATTTCAATTTTCCTGAAAGAAATAAATCAGTTAAGGATGACAAAAGAAACGGAAAAAACGACAGCATCTGGGCGAAGATAGCGGCAACGGCAACGGAATACCACCTGACGCCGGATTATGTGCTGAATGAAATAAGTTACGCGAACATGATAATGTACAATGCCGTAATACCGGGTTATGATACGGACGATAAAGAATGCGGAAACGATGAGGTAATAAACGCTGACGATCCGAAAAACAGGGAGAAAGTAAGAAGCATATTATACGATTGACATGAACAGCGAAGAAGGGAAAATATGGTACGAGTTGGGTCTCGACAACAAGCAGCTGCAAGCCGATGCGCAAAAAGCGAAAGCCGAAATCAGAAATATCGGAAATACGGCGGAGGCGGAGGGCGGCAGGATTGACAACGCCTTCAAAAAAGCCGCTTCCGGCATAGGTATGTCATTGGCCGGTATCAGTATTTCCGGATTCGTACAAAAAATGTTTCAGGTGCGTTCGGAGTTTCAGGACACGGAAAGTTCGATGCGCGTTTTTCTCGGTTCGGCCGAAAAGGCGGCGGAATTTATGAAGGAATTGCAGGATTATGCGTGGTACAACATGTTTGAATTTTCAGACCTTACGAAAGAGAGCGCCAAACTTCTCGCTTTCGGAAACGACGTTGATTCCGTTATACCGATTCTCGACAAACTGTCCAATATCGCGGCCGGCACGAAACAGCCGCTTTCGGAATTTGTGGATTTATACAATAAAGCCAAGAATACAGGAAAAATAGATGCTATCGGGCTTCAAAGCTGGGGAGCAAAAGGCGTCGTTATAACCGACGTGCTTAAAGAAATGGGCATTGAGGTTGACCGCTCCGCCGTCAAATTCGAACATTTGGAAATGGTTTTGGATAAGCTCACGGGAAGCGGCGGAATGTTTCACGGACTGATGAAAGAGCAGATGAATAATCTTTCGGCGAGCTTCGGACAATTACAGGACGATATAACGATCATGTTCAATGAAATCGGAGAAAAAACCGAAGGCGTGATGAAGGGTGCCATAGACATTGCCGATAAGCTCATTCAAAACTATGAAAAGGTCGGGAAAACGGTACTCGAAATAGCGGCCGCATACGGAATATACAAGGCGGCGATTATGACCGTTACCGCCGTGCAAAAAATTGCCGTCGGGACGCAATATGCAACCGAGATAGCGGAATTGTCAAAGTTAATACCGATGAAACAACAATCCGCAAATTCGGATATAACAGCTGCCGTCGCAAGCGGAAAATTGACGCAGGCTAAAGCCGAACAGCTCATAGTTATCCGTGCGGAATTAGCGACTAAATTAAATGAGTTGAATGCCAATCACGCACTTGCAATCAGCGAACTCGAAACGGCAACAGCTACACACAAAGCGGCTTTACAACGGGCTTTATCTTCAAAAGCTATGGTTACGCAAAAGCAGGTTGAGCTGTCACAAGCCAAACTCGGCGGAGATGCCGCAAAAATAGAACTTGCACAAAAATCACTGCTTGAGGCACAGGAAGAAAGGCATATAGCGGTAAAATCGCGTAAAAATACAGCGGATGCATTATCAATAGCGAGAAGTAAAGAAAAAGCAGCGGCAACCGCCATGGAGACAATGACCGACAACATTAATACCGCATCCGTAACGGCAAATACAAGGGCTACGAATATCCTTTCGATAGCCAAAACAAAGCTGACGGCCGTTACTGCGAGATTAAACGCCGTTCTTATGTCAAATCCTTATACTTTTGTCGCCGTCGCCGTTGCGGGTTTAGCTTTTGCAATATATAAACTCATTACCTATCAGACAGAAGCGGAAAAGGCTCAAAAACGACTTAATGATGCCGTGAAAGAAGCCGAAAAAACATCTTTATCCGAAGAAAGAGAATTGGCAAGGTTGAAAGGAGAGTTGGCTGCCGCAACTAAAGGTACGGATGAATATAAGAAGATTAAAGATGAAATAATTTCGAGATACGGAAAATATAAATCCAACCTTGAAGATGAAATAGAAAAAACCGGATTACTCGATTCTTCATATAAAAGTCTGACGGAATCTATCCGTAAATCATTCGGAGCAAGGCAATATAAAGATTTTATGCAAAGAGAGCAACAAAATCTTGAAGATGTGATGTCCGAAAATCTCGGAAAGATACAAGACAGACTTTACAAAAATCTCGGCGATGAACAGGGGGCTTATATTTATGCCCGGATTCGCGAGGCGGTTGTGGATGGAAAAGGTTTATCCGCCGAAGTGGAAGCGGCGCTCAATAAGGCGCAAAAAAAGGGAACCCTTTTAGCAGATTCCCGTATTGATTCCTACATAGAAAAAATCAAAGATGCTCAAAAAACAGTCGATGAACTCGACAAAAAGGCAAAGGAGAAATTCGGAATAGGAGATATCATACCACCCGATACGGATAAAAATGCAAATAAGACGACAACCGTTTTTTCCAACATTTCTGATGAAATTGACGTCGCACAAAAGAATGTAATCAAGTTCAAAAAAGAACTCGAAGACTTGCGCTCCGGGAAAGTTCAGCCGGACGAGGGCGGAAAAACGGTATTGTCATTGATTGAGGAAAAAGTCGAACAGCTTCAAGAAGCCGAGAAAATACTAAAGACTTTAACGGGAAAAGACAAAAAAACCGAACAATCGGGCGAATCGGCGGCGGAAAAAGCAAAGAAGCAGGCGCAGGAACGGGCCGATCTGTTGACGAAAATTGCAGACGATGAGGCAAAAGCCGACC